AGATATTGGTGAGTTACCATTTAAAGACTTCAAGACATATATCTTCTATAACGTAGTCGACGTTATAGTTCAGGTGTGTATCGAAAAAGAAACTGGTGATATTGACTACGTATACAATACCACAGTTGATACAAATACTAGATATGCTAAAGCACATAGACAAACTGTATATCTTAATAACCAACGTGTTAAGATTTACTACAATGATGGGTTTGTTCATGGTAATAATATCAATAAGTTTAAAGAGAAACCTAAAGAGAAGTTCCCTGGTGCATTCGTAGCAGACCCTAATCTTATTAGTGATTTTGCTAAGATTAAGATTAATAACCAACCAGTATTACTATTCGATAACTCAGTAGACTTTGACTTTAGTTCTCTATATCCTAGTATTATTCGTGAGTTCAATCTATCAGCACCAACTCAAATTGGTATGATTAAGTTTAATGATGAAGCACTAAGTGGTGCTAAGTTCATAGAATACATAGCTACAGATGATAGTATCACATTCTGTCATAAGTGGTTTAATATGCCTAATATAGAAGAGATGGTACATATCATCAAGATAAACGCACCAAGAATTCAAACTAAGAAACCATTCATGGCTTATACTGATGGTATACTTGGTGAAGTTGAACCTGATACATATACAACTTTAAGCATGTTTAGACATTCTGATACAGAAACACAATCTATGTTTAAACCTAAAGAATTATCCAAAGGAGAGATTGACAATGGCGAAAGAGTATAACGTAGACTATTACAATAACCTTATAAAGATGCTAAAATGTGATAGCATCTTTAATAGTGAGAATGATAACGTACTACTTGGGTTTGGTCCTGGTATGTCTTATATGCAAATTGTAGCACCACCATCAAATAAACCTATCGAAGGTAATGCTAATATCAATTGTCTTGATTTCAAGAACTGTATGAAACAAGAGAACTTTACATTCTTACATGATAACTATGAGTTTGGTCGTCAAGATATCTTAGATAAGTACTATACCATCTTAAGTTATATGGATACAAAGAACTTAGAAGTCCAATATAATAATGAAAGATTTGTAGACAAGTTCCAATATTTCTTAGATGCTAAAGCTAGTGATGGTGCTATTAAACTAGTAGTGGAAACTAAGAAAAGAGATTATGTATGTATGATTTCTCGTGGTATCTTCCCTATCGTTAAAGGAGATAAGATGGAATTATACTTATATGATATTCCAACTACGTCTAAGTTTAAGCTATTAGTGTTTAGACTATTCAAACGTAATGGATATATTATCGACCAAGTATTCAAATTATTATGCTAATATACATTTTAGGCTATGGCTCTCTGGGTCATAGCCTTTAAATGCTGAAACATCCTACTAATATGCTACTTTTTTCAAGGAGGTAAATGATGGCTGATGATATTAAAAAAGATACAGCCGAGCAACGTGACTTATCTAAGTCTATTCTAAATATGCTCAATGGTTTGTATCGAAGAGCTTATATGACTCAACCAGATGCTAAAGATGAATTAGATGCATCGGATGCAAATATATCTGATACCGTAGAACGTATCATCTCTGACTCTAGTTATAAGACTGGGTTAAATAATATATCTACATTATATGCTAAACTATTACGTTCTCGTGGTGGTACTGCTAGTAGTGATGATATGAACCAAATCTTTGGTAATGATATGGAGCTATCTGGGTCTTTATATAATGCTTTCTTCAATAATAAGAATCTTAAAGACTATGATGCTGAAATCGATATGATTTGTAAGTATATGCCTAAGCTAGATGCAGCATTAAGTACGTTATTGGATAACGTATTGTCTGCTGACCACTTTGCTAAAGACTATATTACATTAGCAGAAACAAACTTCTCTATGGTTAGTAACCAAAAGACTATAGTTAATAATGTAGAGCTTATTAAGCATAAGTATAACTTAGCAGAGAAGTTCCAAGATATTGCTTATAATGCTATGAAGTATGGTGAAGAGTTCGTATATATTATTCCATATGCTACTGCTATTACTAGACTATACAATAGTAATCAAGCTGCAGATGTAGTTAAAGAATCTGTAGAGTTTGACCAAAACTTTATTAATACTTATCAAAACCAAGATTCTCGTGATAAAGTTAATTTTAATGACTTTAAAATAAACTTATCTTATTATAATGGATTACTTAACGAGTCTATTGTAGCCAATATTAAGGCAACTGAGAGACTCAAAAGTATCCAGGAGCAAAGTTTTAACGAAGCCTATGTACCTGTACTGGAGGCTATGAGCGACACGCAGAAAGCCTCTTTACAGAAAGATACAAGTATCTCTAATGCTCTCACACCTAAAGATGAATTAGACGTAAAAGACTTCTTTGAACCGACTCCAGATGGTATTACTGACCCTAATAAAGCTAAGAAGTATGGTAAAGAGATTAAAGCTGCTGGTGCTTTAATGAAAGTACTTAAACGTGAAAACATTGTACCTATCTATATTGATGATATCTGCTTAGGATATTACTATATCGAAGGAACTGCTAATAATTTCTTGGATAAGGATACCGCATACCCTATGGCTGGTATTACTGATCCATTGAATAGTATGGCTATGTCTAAATCTCCAACAGCAGCGTTAAAGAACTCTGGTAATATTAATGATAATATGCTACGTGGTATTGCTGCTAAAATCTCTGGTATGATTGATGCTCAGTTCATCAAACTAAATAAAGATCTATCTAGAGAAATCTATGCTATTCTTAAATACAATAGCATGACTCTTAAAGGAGAGAATGCATTAAACATTACATTCATCTCTCCTGATGATTTAGTTCATTGCTATTATAAATTTGATCCTGAGTCTCATCGTGGTATTTCACTTCTAAATGATTCTATGATTCCAGCCAAGCTATATACTGGTATGTATATCTCTAATACATTAGCTACTATGTCTCGTGGGTATGATAGACGTGTATACTATGTAAAGAACTCTGGTGTAGATACTAATATCTCACAATTACTTCTTCAAACTATGAAGCAAATCAAGATGACTAACTTTAATATTAGACGTTTTGAAAATATGAATAACGTATTGAATATTATTGGTCAATTCAATGACTTCATTATTCCGACTAATGCTTCTGGTGAATCTCCTGTACAGTTCGAAATCATGCAAGGACAAAACATTGATCCTCAAACTGAACTTATGCAGAAGCTTGAAGATATGGCTGTAGATGCTACTACAGTACCTGTAGAAATTGTAAATGCTAGAAACTCTCTAGACTATGCAGTACAAGCATCTATGACATCCAGTAAGTTCTTAAAGACTGTAATCAGTGACCAAATCATTACTAATGCATTCTTTAGTCGTATTATGACACAGTTGTATAGAGCTGAGTATGATGATTCTAAGGCTATCATCAATGTATCCTTACCACAACCATCGTACTTGAATACTTCTAATACATCTACTATGATTAATAATATGAATGATATGGTTCAAGCTATAACTGATTCTTATTCTGATGATTTCACCGAAGAACAAAAACCATTGTTTATGGCTAATATTAAGAAAGAAATGCTACGTACTTATATCGACCAAGATATGGTAGATAGAGTGGCTAAACAAACTAAATTACAACTAGCAGCTAAAGCTACTAATGATGATGGTAGTGATGATAGCTCTGGTGGATATTAAGAGACACAAAAAACCCCTATATAGGCATTGCCTATATAGGGATTCTTTTTAATACATATTAACCTTGGAATTCAGTAGTGCCACCAGTATTACCAGTGCCATTGCTAACAAGAGTTTTATGATATGCATTGAAAGTACCACTGTAACGGAATTCAGATTCATTCCAGATAGTACCTTTACGTACCCAGTCAAGTAATTGTTGAGCACGTTCATTGATGTACCAGTTAGAGATAGGTACACAGTTGTATTCAATGGACAATTCTTTGAATTCGTATTGACCTTTTTCAGAGTTATACAATTCAGAGAAGTCAGCATTAGTTGGTTGAGCTGCAACTAAGTAGTATGCTTTTTCGATATGACGCATTGTGTTATTAGTTACGATATACATGAATGTGAAACATTCGTTTTCGAAACCAGCATCCAATACGCCTTTTTCGATAAGACCATTGTAGTGTTTAACACCAGTAGTTGGGTCTTTAATACCACGTAAGTACAATTCATGTACTTTAGTAAGTACAGAACCAGCTTTTTCAAAGAAACGCATGGAGATCTGAGAAGCAGATGGAGTTGTAACTTTGTTGATTACGTTAATGGATTGGATACCATTAGTCAATTCTGCAGTTTCAGATTGCATGTTATCGAGACCACTTAAACCACGGAATTCATATTCCAAGATATGAACGTAAGTATCGATAAGTTTCTTGTAACGAGTATTACGGTCAGCCAATTCAGTTAAGAATCGAGGAATATCCAATACAATAAGTAAGGAGTAACCAGATTCGAATTGGTTGAATTGTTGTAAGTTAGCCCAGTCTGTAGTACCACGGAAAAGGGCATAGCCTGTTAGGTCTTTGGTATCAGTTGTACCATCAAAGATGAAAGGAATTTCACCGTTTGTAAAAGCCATTGTTTAGTTCTCCTTTCCTTATACGTTATCAGCAACTGGGATAGCAATGATACGGAAGATTTCGTATTGTACGAAGTCTTTGAATTTAACTTTGATAGAAGCGTATACAATTTTATTAGCTGCATAGATTGTATTTTGTTCCATAACCAATTCGATAGAAGCGAATTTGGATTTGAATTTTTCAATAATACGGTTAACGTCAGCTTTGTATTTTTCAAAGTCTTGACCAGTAATGAATTTGTAACGAGATTTAGGACATTCTTTACGAATTTCTTTAATCAATTCTTGTACAGTAAGTACGTTGTTGACGAAAGATAATTGAGTGTAACGGTCTTGAGATGTGTATTCGGAAACCATAGTGAATACGTTGTTAATATTCATACCATAGTTTACACGCATATCTTCCATTTTTGTTTGTTGGTCCAATGTAGGAGTAACTTTAGGAATGAAAGATACAGTTTTGTCAATAACGTTAGGAATGATCCAGCTATTAGCTTCACCAGCACATACCAAGTTACGACCATTACCGAAGTGCATACAAATCAAACGAGCAATATCGTAACCGATAGTTACAGTGATTTGTTTGTTTGTGTAAGGGTCATAGATGTCATAGGATTGGCAATAGTCGGCTACGAAACGAGAACGGTTAGCATCAATACCACCGATCATGTCTTTCTTAGATTTGATTGCCAATAATGTATTCATACCAATACCGTAATCACGGAAGAAGAATACGTCTTGACGGAATTTACACAATTCTACGATAGCAGTTTTAACTGGTAATGCATAGTTAGCATCAACTACAACGTCAATTGGAGTATTATCAGTATTGAAAATATCATCAGAGAATGTGCCATCGAAAGCTTTCTTCATTTCTTCATCGTAAGGAATACGATAAGTTTTGTTTAACTTACGAGCATCTTCTGCATTCAATTTTTCTCTATAAGTTAGAGGGTAACGACCCCATTTACCGTTGTCGCCACCTTTAAGGAAGTGACCTTCGGAAACGTTTAAGAATGTAGTTGTTTGGCCATCTTCGTTTTTGTCATTAATGTGAATCTTAGCGAATTCTTGACCACGATAGTCTTTACCATTCAAAATATCTGCAGTCTTCAAAATATTTTCATCAATATTTGTCATCTTAGCAACAGCTTGGAAGAACAAGTTAGTTTGGTCTTCATAAGCATGTACTTTGATTTGAGCAGCAGAACGTTTGGATACAGAATCGATGTACAAGTTGTAACCACGTTCTAATTCATCAGGGTTCAAGGAGAAGATCATGCTTTCTAAAGCAACATCGTTCTCATAAACGTCTAATTTGTAACGAGCGGATTCAGCTGTACGGGATAATGTAGCATCCAAGGATACACGGATACGTTTGTTAGAAACACCACGACCATTGTCAGTTACTACGAATAACAAGTAATCGTTCATACGTGTACCAGCAGCAATAGCTTCACCAGTGAACTTTTCAGCTACTGTAAGAGCATTACCTTTTTTCTTCAATACATAGTCAGCTAATTTCTTAATGTCATTACCGATCTTTTCTTTCAATAAAGTATCAGAATCGATAGACTCTACAGAGTAGCTGATAGAGCAAGTATTGATGATAGCTTTTTGTACTCGAGGATCAGAATCAATAGTAGTAGGGTCAGTGATAGGTGTATCAAAACCATCAGCAGCACCTAATTCCATGATTTCTTCTTTGATGTATCGAGGACGATCAGCTTCTTCACGATACAATGCTACGTCAGAAGTTAACCAGTATTCTTCGTCTTTGATAGGTTTCAAAACACGAACACCGTTTTCTTCAACTTCTTCACGAAGAATATTGAAGTTTTCATCATGACGATAGCGGAACAATTGTTGCTTATCTTCTTTAAGATGAGCAATTACTGCAAAGTTAGCTAATGTGGAATCAGGATGCACTACACGTTTTGCATACAAGATACCGCCATTGTTGATAACGTTAGCAGCTTGAAGTAAAGGTTGGCCATGGCGTTGGAAAGAGATCTCGCCATATTGCTCGAAGAACTTATTACCTTGGATATGAATATAGTCTTCTGTACCCTTATCAGAAGTGAAAGCCGAAAAGACCACTGGTCTTGTCGTATTGTCAGATATCTGTAGGGAAGGAATATCGGACTGATCTTCTAGAATGATTGTAGTACCAATCATATGTTTTCCTCCTTTAAAATCAAAAAATTTTACAGGTTAGTCATATTATAATATTACTAAACTTTTACATCTATGTTGGATATAAGCCTTATAGGGTGTATTACCCCATAAGGATTTTTTCCATAGGAGAATCAACTGTTTTGTCATTAATGATAGCATTTACTACAGCATCATCCCAGTTTTCAGATGTAATAGATGAGAATGGTGAAATATATTTAGGTACCATCTTAACTGAAATAGATTTGTAATGATTCATATTTGGGTCTTTAGCTAAACGGAATGGGATAGATTCATCTTTAGCAGATCTACATACTTGAGAGATAATCATACCAAACATTTGAGCAGATAGACCGAATGAACTACCATTATACTTAATACTATCCATCAAGAATGTATGTAATTGATCATAAGGGATT